GTATTGTGCGGTGCAATGCCTTACTTTTTAACAAAGCCACCAAAAGAACTGTATAAAAGCACATATGGTAAGTTTTGGATAGAGTCATTAGACCCCCAAGAAATCGCCCAAGCAAAAGAAAACAACAAACACATCAGACAGCAAGTTATTGAAAGCCAAAAGACTTTTCAAGAAAGATTAGCTAAAATGGTTGATAAGATAGAAGCACATTTTAAGGATACGCAATGGAACATATGACTAGAAGTTACCCTAAAGGCAATGCGTTACTGCGTAACCATAAAGAATCAACGCTTGAAAAGCAACAAAAGAAGCGTCAAAACCATAATCCCCCATTGGAGTTAGAAGATAACGGCATTTTAAATAAAAAAGCTAACCAAAGAATGAAGCGTAAAGAGGCTTTGTCTAAAGCTATGAACAGATTGCATGACCCTGACATTGTTGGATAAACTGTAGTAAAATAAAACCCTTATAAATCAACAACTTGAGATTATATGGACAAAAAAGTAGCGAAAAATAGCGAACACCCTAATTTAAATGTGGGTAGGAAGCCAGGAGTGCCTAATAAAAGCACTACGATGGCTCGAGAGGCTATTGCCAAGTTTGTTGATTGCAACACACACAAAATGCAAGAATGGCTACAAAGCGTTGCTGACGGCATACAAAACGATGAAGGTAAATACATAGTTGCGCCAAACCCTGAGAAGGCTTTTGGTATGCTTCAGACTGTCATGGAATACCATGTACCTAAACTAGCTAGGACTGAAGTAGTAGGTGATGAGAAAGCCCCTCAACGCATGGTGGTGTCTTGGAAGAAGTAATAGATGTCGAACTAGACTATAAGCCTAGGGCAGTATTTGAGGATTTCCACGAAAGAAAGCAACGCTGGGCAGTCATAGTCGCACATAGACGCTGTGGCAAGACTGTTGCTTGCATTAATGAACTTATATATAGAGCATTAACTGAAAACAAGGAAAATGGGCGTTATTTTTATTTAGCCCCATATTTAAGCCAAAGTAAATCAATCGCTTGGGACTATCTTGTACGCTATGCTCAACCAGTATTAGCTAAAGCTAATCAGTCTGAATTGTGGATTGAGCTTATTAATGGCTCAAGAATACGATTATTTGGTGCTGATAACGAAAATAGTTTAAGGGGAAATTACTGTGACGGCATAATTCTTGACGAATATGCTGATATTCGCCCTAGTGTTTGGGGTCAAATTATTCGTCCATTATTAGCTGACCGCAATGGGATGGGTGGGCATAAGACATGGGCTGTGTTTATTGGCACTCCTAAAGGCCATAATGCTTTCTATGATGTTTACCACAACGCTAGTAAAGACTCTGATTGGTATGTAAAAGTGCTTAGAGCCAGCCAGACTGGATTGCTTGAAAAGTCAGAGCTTGAAGATGCCGCCAAAATGATGACTCAAGACCAATACCTACAAGAGTTTGAATGTGACTTTGAGTCTGCCATTCTTGGTGCTTTCTATGGTAAAGAGATGCGTCAGCTTACTGACCAAAATAGAATCCTTGATATTGAGTATGACCCTATGTTTCCAGTACATACAGCATGGGACTTGGGATATTCAGATGATACCGCTATTTGGTGGTTTCAAGTCGTACATGGCGAGATTAGATGCTTAGACTATCACTCTAGTAATGGTCAACCAATAGCTTTCTATACTGGCATTATTCAAATAAGAGAAGCAGAAAGAGGCTATGTGTATGGTACACATTATTTACCCCATGATGCTCGTGCGAAGACATTAGCGTCAAATAGAAGCATAATTGAGCAACTTTCAGACAAAATTACGTTAAAATCTATGAAAATTGTACCAATGTTGTCATTGCAAGATGGAATACAAGCAACACGACTAGCATTAACTAGGGCTTGGTTTGACCATAAATGCGAGGATGGCATTGAATGTTTAAGACAGTATCAGCGTTTATACGATGAGGATTCAAAGTCATTTAGGGACAAACCTAAACATGATTGGACTTCTCATGGTGCAGACGCATTTAGGATGCTATCTATAGCCTGGAAAGAAGAAGCTAAGTTGCCCCATAAAGATGACTCGATTACTGGGCTGTTTGTAGGAAAAACTGAAGTATCACTCAATGATTTGTGGAAAGACACAAAGAATGTAGTGAATAGGAGATATTAATGGCAAATGAAATAGCGCATAGCTACGAAGATTGGTACAAAATTATTGGGGGTTATGAACGCCAATATAAGCGTTGGGAAGCCAGAGTTGACCGCATTGTCAAGAAATATAAAGACGATAGCCGGTATGACCGCAATCCTAATGCTAGGTTTAATATCCTTTGGTCAAATGTACAAACAATCCAACCTGCTATCTTTGCTAGACTGCCTAGACCTGATGTAAGCCGTAGATTTAGGGATAATGACCCTATAGGTAGAGTCGCTTCTATGATGCTTGAGAGAGCCTTAGAGTTTGAAATTGAACACTATGGTGACTACAAATCAGCTATGACTAACTCAGTCCTTGACCGCTTATTGGGTGGTCGTGGCGTGGCTTGGGTGCGTTATGAGCCTCATTTTTCCGCAGAAGAAGGTGAGCCTGACGATGGTTTAGAGGTTACAGAAGATACTGACGAAGCTGAAACCGAAGGCGGCATGGAGGCCGAAAGCCAAGAGCGTATTGAATACGAGTGCGCCCCTGTAGACTATGTGCATTGGAAAGAGTTTGGACACTCGCCTGGTGCTAGGACTTGGGAAGAAGTAACAGCAGTATGGCGTAAAGTCTATATGACTCGCCCTGCATTAGTTGAACGCTTTGGCGAAGATTTAGGTCATAAAATCCCATTAGACACAAAACCAGCCGATGATAAAAACTCTTATAAGCCTATGGATGGCATATATGAAGCGGTGATATACGAAATCTGGGACAAAGAAACAGGCAAAGTATTGTGGATTTCTAAGTCCCTCGGAAAGATACTAGATGAGCGTGATGACCCATTACAGCTTGAAAACTTTTGGCCTTGTCCCAAACCTTTATATGCAACTCTCACTACAGACAGCCTTGAGCCTATTCCTGACTTTGTCATATACCAAGACCAAGCTAGAGAATTAGACGCTCTGTGTGACCGCATAGACGGCTTAATTAACGCCCTAAAAGTCAGGGGTGTTTATGATGCTTCTGCTTCTGAATTGCAACGCCTATTCTCTGAAGGCGAAAATAACACCATGATTCCAGTACACAACTGGATGGCATTTGCTGAAAAGCAAGGTATGAAAGGCGCTATTGATTTAGTAGATATAACTCCTTTTGCTAGTGCATTGCAGTCTTGCTATCAAGCAATGGAACAGGTAAAGAATCAAATCTACGAATTAATGGGTATTGCTGACATTCAAAGAGGTCAATCTGACCCTAATGACACGCTTGGCGCACAGATTATTAAATCAAATAACGCTGCTGGTCGCTTAAAAACTCAGCAACACGCAGTAGTTGACTTTGCTACTAGCCTATTGTCTATTAAAGCGCAAATTATCTGTAATCACTTTACTGATGACACCCTGGTGAAGATTTCCGGTGCTATGCAGTTGTCTGATGAAGATAAACAACTGATTCCACAGGCTATTGAACTGCTAAGAAACGAAGCTAGTAAGAACTTCCGCATTGAAGTTACTTCAGATTCGATGATTTACCAAGATGAACAGCAAGAAAAGCAAGATAGGATGCAATTCTTACAAGCTGTTGGTGGATTCTTCCAACAAGCTGTACCTTTAGTGCAAACTCAGCCTGAATTAGCGCCTATGGCTATTGAAATGCTAAAATTTGGCGTAACAGCGTTTAAAGCCGGTAAGCAATTAGAAGGAATTATTGACGAAACTGCTGATAAACTGCGTCAACAAGCTAAACAAGCTGAAGGTCAGCCTAAACCACCTTCTCCTGAAATGCAAAAAGCTCAAATGGACAATCAATCTAAAATGCAACAAATTCAAATGCAAGCCCAGGTTGAACAAACTAAGTTGCAAGGTCAGATGGAACTTGAGAAGGCTAAACAAGAGTACCAAGCCCAAGAGAATCAACTTAAATTCCAACTTGAAAATGATAGAAATGAGCGTGAAGCCCAATTTACCGCCCAGTTAGAACAGATGAAGATGGATGCAGATAAGAAACAATCTGAATTGGACAACAACAAGGCTATTCTTGTTGCTTACCTAGACAATGCTACTAAACTAGAAACTGCTAGAATTGGCGCAGGACTAGATGACGGCTCGGCTGCTTATATAGAAGCAATAGACCAAGCTAAAATACTACAAGACTCTATGGGGTACTCACAAATGGCAGACCATCCACTAAAACCAGCACTAGACCAAATGCAAATGAGCAACCAACAATTAACAGAAATGTTAGCTGCTTTAATTGCCAAAATGCACCAACCTAAGACAATATTGCGTGGCCCTGATGGCAAAATAACTGGAGTCCAATAATGGCTATAACAGTTAAACATAAGTTTGTAAGTGCCATTCCTGACAGCACAGACGCAACAATAGTAAGGCCTTCTAACTGGAACGATGACCACCAGCTAACAGGAACTGTCCCAGTAGCCAATGGCGGTACAGGTGCTTCTACCCTTACAGGCTATGTAAGTGGTAACGGCACAAGTGCTATGACTGCCAGCACAACCATTCCAAATAGTGCTATTACAGGCTTAGGGACAATGTCCACGCAAAATGCTAATAATGTCACTATTACAGGCGGTAGCTTAAATAGCGTAGCAATCGGTCAAACTGTAGCTGGTGACGGCTCTTTTGATGTATTAGTTGCAAATGTCACTAGACTAACTAATGTCACATCTTCTGCTGGTATTGTCATCACAGGAACATTCTCAGGCTCTGCACCTACAGATGGTCTAGTAATGGATTACGCTACAGGCTGGGGTAGATTTAGTGACTTTGGTGGCGATGGTTTTCAATGGTTTAACAATGGACTAGCAACCAATAAGTTAATGGAATTATCTGCTAGTGGTGTATTAACAACTACGGCAGATGCCTCTATATCAGGTCTTACTGTTGGTAAAGGTACAAATGGTGTTACAAACAATGTGGCTTTAGGTCAAAGTGCTTTAGCTTCAGGCTCATTAAGTGGTGGAAATAATACTGCTGTAGGCGCAACTGCGTTAACCGCAAACACAAGTGGTCAGTATGGTGTTGCTGTTGGTGCACAAGCATTGTTTGCAAACACTACAGGAAGTGGTAATAGTGGTTTAGGTCAAGGTACTTTGTATTCAAATACTACTGGTGGAAGTAACACAGCAGTAGGACAATCTACACTATTCTCAAACACTACCGCCTCTAACAACACAGCAGTAGGTTACCAAGCTGGGTATACAAATACTACTGGTACTTTTAATACTTTTATTGGCACTGCAGCAGGATATTCAACAACTACAAATTCAAATATTACGGCTGTTGGTTACCAAGCTGGTTATAGTAACACAACAGGTGGTGTAAATGCGTTTGGTTCTGCAGCATTAGCACTTAATACTACTGGATACGCAAATTGTGCATTTGGTGGATATGACCAATATTCTGGTGTTCAATCTGCATTAAGAGTCAATACAACTGGTAATGCAAACTGTGCATTTGGTGTAGGGGCTTTACAAGCAAACACTACCGCATCTAACAACACAGCCATAGGTTATCAGGCTGGGTATTACATTACTACAGGTCAGAAAAACACTATTATTGGTTGTTACAACGGCAACCAAGGTGGTCTAGACATCCGTACAGCAAGTAACTACATTGTGTTATCTGATGGTGATGGTAACCCTAGAGAAATTATTAACGGAAGCGGTGCATTAGCTTTTGGTACTTCAGGCTATGGAACAAGCGGTCAAGTATTAACTTCAGGTGGTTCAAGTGCTGCGCCTACATGGACAACAGTAAGTGGCGGTAGTGGTGGCTTGTCTTGGCAATCTGTTCAAACAGCTAACTTTACAGCCGTTGCTGGTGAAGCCTACCCTGTTAATACAACTTCAGCCGCAATTACTGTAACCCTGCCTGCTTCTCCTACTGCTGGTCAGTTAGTAACAGTAACAGATTACGCTGGAACTGCTGGCACTAATAATATTTTACTTGCGCCTAATGGAAACAAAATTCAAGGCAATATTGGTACTTTTTCTTTAATTATTAATCGTCAAGCTGTAAACCTTGTTTATGTAGACTCTACTCAAGGATGGGTTTCATACGCTGACCAAGGAGTTGCATTAACTCCTCCTACATATTCTATTGATTTTCTTGTGGTTGCTGGTGGTGGCGGTGGCGGTTCTGCTGGTGGTGGCGGTGGCGCAGGTGGGGATA